TTCATATTCTCTACACTAAGTGGAACTATATTGTTCATTCTTTATCCTTTCTTTAAGTTAGAAGCCATGTTATACCACTAAACGTCAACTGTGTCAAGCCAATTATTTCCTATCTTTGCTTCCAATAACATAGGAACATTCATCTTGACGTTATATGCTTTCTCTATCAACTCCTCTAAGCTACCGTTAAGGTCTGTAACTATTTGTAATACTTGGTCTTTCTCATCTGGATGTACGTCTATAACCATAGAGTCATGCACACTATTAACAATGCAAGAGCGCAAACTATTTAGTCTAGCATCCATCTCGTTGAGTACAACAGGTACAACATCACCTGTAGCGAAGCCTTGCACAGGGTAGTTCTTTATCATCGTGAAGTGTGACGGTGTACCGTTAGGTCTACGTACAACCTCAGGGAAAGCATACTGTCTGCCACTCACGTTAGTTATCTTTTGAAACCTGATAGCTTCATCACCTAGTTTCTTATGCCAAGCTGCGATACCTTTATACTTCTCTGTGAAGTGCTCGTAGTATGCAGCCTCTGCTTTACTTCTACCGTAACCTGTAGCCCCAAAGAGAGGAGCAAAGGTGTGTGCCTTGGCTTCTTGGCGTGACGTAGGTTGCCCTGCATCAGAGATAACCTTGGCTGTGTAGGCGTGTACGTCAAACCCTGTGTCTATCTCTTGCATAGCTGTGCTGTCTTGTGCAAGGAACGCTGCGACACGAAACTCAAGCTGGGCAAAGTCACACTCCATGATGTAACCTCCATCCCAACGAGAGATGAACACACGTTTTACAGGGAAGGTTCCTCCTCTTGGCATGTTTTGCATGTTGGGATTGCGTCCAGAAAATCTACCTGTACTGGTGATATGCTGGGTAAGGTTGACGTGGAGGAATCCGTCTTGTTTAGTGTAGGTGGAAATACCATCCACAAAACTACTGAGATAACTGCTAATAGCAGAAAGCCTTTTAACATCCTCAAGGAATGCCTTGGCAGATTCCATGCCGTTGTTGTTAGCGGTAGCAATAAGCGCATCTAGTTTATCCTTTCCTGTTGCGAAGCCATTGTAGCTAATCCATTTACGTGACGGTGGTGGGTTGAACCCTAAGCCAGCCATCTCTTTAGTCTCTTTAAGTCTGTAACCTTTACCGCCACAATCCTGACATGCATTGCCTTTCTTAAAAGGTGTACCGTCTTTCTTAGTCTTGTATGTTTTACCTGTGCCGTTGCATGTACCACAGTGCAAAGGTATTGTCTTCAACATAAGACTACTGTTAGCTTCTATGATTGACTTGTAGTCTGCTGCTGTGTCAGCGTACTCAAACAAGTCAGACCATTCTTTTTTGTTGTGTATCCTACGGCTGAAGATAACCTGTGATAATTGCTCTGGTGAGTTAAGGTTTATGGGCGTTCCTCCCATGAGTGTTCGCACTCTTTTATACAACCTGGACTCGATCTCTTCTTTCTCTCGCTGGAACTCATTTCGGACATGTTCGAGGGCGGTACGATCCACCCTGATTCCAGACATGTACATTCTTCCCAAGGTGCAGCAGGTACGGAAGGTAATGTCCTGTATACTTCTGAGGGAATGGGAGGCGGGGTCAGCGTAGTCCTTTTCGATTGACTTGTACAACTCACCAGTAGTACGCAAGTCAAGCTCAAGATAGTGGCTGAGCTTTTCCAATGGTATTTCATTTGTGTTGTATCCTTTCTTATAGTACTGTTTTAGTGTGTCATCCTTCTGATGTTCTAAGTTTCTACGTAAGGCACACTGCTCTAAGCTGAGAGGTAGCTTGTTGCCACGCTGCAAGATGTACTCTGATAGCATGGTATCGTATACCTTACCGTCATACTTAAAGCCACTAGCCCACAGCCACGACAAGTCGTACTGTAAGTTGTGACCTATTAGTAGTGTTGTTGAGTCAAGCCATCTCTGTAGCTTGCACTTGTTCTCTGCTGCATCGTTTCTCTCTGCGTGATCAAAGCAAAGCAATGCTTTGTCGCCTGTCTCTAAACACAATACACCTACTTGTGTCAACGTATTGCTAGGCTCAAAGGGATCATTGAATATCTTACCGTTACGTAAGGTAATACTATTCTCTACATCAAACACTCTTCTCATTATGATTTATACCTTGACCTTTCTCCATCTAACTCGCAGTGTATTACTCCATGCCATCCACCACGTAGCTTGTTCTTAGCTATGTTCAAGTGGCGCTGGGAGTCTTGTTCATCTTGGCCTTGTACTTGAGGGTTTTTTGAAATCAAGATCATCAAGTCACTCTCTGCTGCCTTACCTGTCTTACTTCCTTCCATCATTGATTGGTCTACCATAACTTTACCCTCAGCCTCAGCAGATAACTGTGACATCCATATGATAGCACACTCGTACTGCTTAGCTATGTTACGTGCATGAATAGCTGCCTCTTTCAGGTAGACGTGTGACTCAGCGTTACCTTTGCTTGCAAACTTATCACCCATGTCAAGCACCAAGATGTCAGGCTTGTACGCTTTTACCATAGCCTCTACCCAAGACATATCTTTACCTGTACTATCGTAGACTTTGATGTTGTCTCTAACTGGTTTGTACCTTGTGTTAGCTAAGGCATAGTTACCTTTGACTTCACTCATTGACATGTTTGCAGCAGCGCTGAGATACCTAGCACCTACACGGTGATACGCTTCTTCGTTACACAGGATGATACACTTAGCACCCTGACTTGCAAACCCACCATCAGACGCAATGAGAGAAGCGTGGAAGCTAGTCTTGCCTGTGTTTGGCCTTGCACCTACAATAACTAAGTGACCACCACTGATACCCTCCACCTTTCTTGCGAGAGAGTTTATGTTGAACTTCCACTTAGCTTGCACAGCTTCTTTCTCTAGCAGAGTATCAATAGATATATCACACCAATCCACTTTCAAGTTAGGCATGAAGTCATCCTGATAATCAGACAAGATCTTACGCATAGGCTCTAACGTTTTCTCTGATCCATTGACATACTGGAAGCCAAGCTTTGCTATCTCTTCTCCGACTAACTGTTGGAACAGCTTTGATAGTACCTCTTGCGCTATGTCTTTGGAGAGCGGCTGCTCTTTGTTTATCTTTCTGAATAAGTCCTTGTACATATCCTTGTTGGATGTAGTCAGGACATTACGTGTAAAGAATAAAGCTTCTAGTTCAGCAGGTGTAATGTTCTTATCGTACTGCTGCATAGCGTAGTCTAATGTGTTCTTTATCTTACGCACTTCTTTAGTGAACAACTTGTCAGGGGTACGGATACCCTTATGGTCTTCATAGAAGTCCTTATCAAGTAGTGTTCTTATTAATGCTAGTTCCACATCTCACTCCTCATTTCTGTTACGTAAGGGTTTCCGTTTTATCTTGACTATCCCATTCATCCTTATTGTACTTAATGTGATCCTCTATGAAGGCATACACCAACTGCATATCCATCTTAGCTGCTGCACAGTACAGCACTAACTTCAAGCCTTCCTCTGCCAGTAGCCCACGGGCGTGAGTATCCATGTGAAACTTGTAAGTTGCACCACCGTCTTCGTGTTCTTCTACGGTTTCAACACCAATGATACCTGCGTCTTTATTCATCATTGTTCTCCTCGTATCCAAACTTGTACTCTGTCAAACCATCTGTCAATGCTGCCCAAGATACAGGAAATAGCCTACGCATCCTGTCACTGATCTGTGTAGCCACAAACCTTGTCTCTGCTTGTGTATCAGAAGCACAACGTAGGTTACACATATCAGCAAACGCATCAAGGCTACCTGACCAGTACCACTCAGTCATGGTAGACTGAGGTAGTAGCATACGTGCTTGCTCAGGGCAAACACCTTTATCTAATAAAAGTTTATAAGTTTCACGTAACCACTCAGATATTTCTATGACATGTCCTTCTAGTGTACCAGAACCAAGTATTGCAGTGTTATGTTCTGTGTCTAATATAGAGGATAAATCTACTACACCTTCACTGCCTTGCTTCTTATCTTTGGCACGTCCACGCCACGTCTTAGGCAAGTAATACTCCGTGTCTTTATCTACATACCTACGGCTGATCTCGTTCCAGCGTAGAAACTTATGCTTGACCAACTGCCTAGCCACAAAGATGGGAGCCTTAACATGGAAGCTTGCAAAGCAATGCCCAAAGGGAGACATGTGTTTGTG